ATTTATGGTGGTAGTGTTTCTAGCTATGCTACAACATACGGTAACTGGCTCAAGACAAACGATGCTAAGTCCAATACACAAGTATGGGTTCCTGCTTCGGGTTGGGTAGCAGCTATCTTAGCTACTACTTCTCAGAACAATTACCCTTGGAGTGCACCAGCAGGATTCAATCGTGCTGCACTTACAAATGTATTTGATGTTGGTGTAAACCCAACACAGAAACAGCGTGATTTACTCTACAGAATCAATGTAAATCCGATTGCATTCTTCCCCGGCGATGGATATGTGTTATTCGGTCAAAAAACTCTTTATACAAAACCATCTGCTTTCGACAGAATCAATGTAAGAAGATTGTTCTTATCGTTGGAAAAGGCAACAAAGAGTGCATTAAAGTACTTTGTGTTCGAGCCAAATTCCTTCACAACAAGAACTCGTCTTGTAAACACCTTAAAACCAATATTCGATCAAGCAAAGAATTCGGATGGTCTTTATGACTATAAGATTGTTTGCGACGAGCGTAACAATACTCCAGCTGTAATTGATAACAACGAAATGAGAATTTCGGTTTACATCCAGCCAGTAAGAACCGCAGAATTTATATTAGCTGACTTCATTGCAACCCGCACTGGAGTAAACTTCAATGAATTGATCGGATAATATATAAATATTTAAACATATGGCAAACCTATTCCAAAATCAAGACATAAACGCATTCTACCAGAATGCAATAAACAGAGACTTCGCAAGAACAAATCTATTCCGTGTATTATACATAAATACTGGAGCAACAAACATTGTTTTTGGTGAAAGTGATTTGGTTTATGTTACAACAACAACACTGCCACAAAGAGCAATAACAAACATTCCTACTCCGTTCATGGGTCTTAAATTCAATGTACCCGGAACAGCAACATACCCCGGAAGTGAGGGATGGAATGTAACATTCAGAATGCCACAAGACTATAGCATTCGCCAAAAGCTTGAGCTTTGGACTCGTGGAACATTCGATGATGCTACTAGCAGTGGTGCATATGAAGTTAAGAATCTCGGTGAAGTAGCAATGGCTCTTATGGGCAAAAATGGCGAACCACTCAGAGTTTATACATTGATTGGAGCCTATTGTACAAATGTCGGTACTTATAATGTTGATTTAACACAATCTGGTGAAATCGTTACATTACAAGCATCTATTGCATATCAATTCTGGACACAACCAGAAGGTGCTCCGTTTGGCGTATAATTCTATTTAGATATACTTTAGATAAGTATTCTAAATGGCTACGAGTCCTTATCAGTATTATTTAGATGTAATCAGTAAGTGGCCCACAGCCATTGCTCCAGAGAGTCAATGGTTTATGTATTTTGATATACAAACCGTAGGTGCATTAAAAAATAATGTATCTGAATTTTTAAAGAAATATGATTCTGGCTCTGGGTCTGATACTGTTTGGAATATACCACAAAGTACAATTTCAACCTTAATAAATAAAGAAAATCAATACTCTGCTGAAAATCTAATAGGTTGTGTTTTTGCGAGAGAAGCAAGAGTTCCAAGTGATGGTCTAAATGCTGGAAACACTGGGCTTGATTATGGTGGATACCAAGCACCAGCAACAGCAGGAAAAAGAGATCAATATGGAAAATTACATATAGTTTTTACAGAAACTAATAGTTCGTTTATAGACTTTGTTATTCGTCCTTGGATTATTGCTACCAGTTATTTTGGTTTAGTATCAAGAAATTCTAGTAGCCCAAAAAATGTAAAATGTAATTATGCCGATGTTGTTTATTTAGCAAAAACAGGACCATTTAATCCCAGTATTGTCAGAAAAGTAATAAGATTTTTCAATGTTGCTCCAGTAAAAATGTCTACTGTTACAAACACATATGCATCTGAGGGATTACAATATAATGGTGTTGATTTTGTTTATGATAATTATGCAGTATTAGATCCTAGTAGTTCTGGAAATACCATACAAGCTCCTACCGCATCTGCTAAAAAAGCATCTTCATCTACTAAAAATACAGGATCAGTTACACCTACTGGCGGATATACACCAGCAGTAAATGATTTTGGGTTGATGGCACAACAGCAGAAGGTATTACCATCTCCTGTAAAAACAACATTTATGTCTGGAGTAAATCCAGCATCTAACTACACAGGAACTCAGTAATTTATAGACTAATAGGGTCATCTCAATAAGATATTGTAATGGACTATTTTTTGTATTCGGTTGATATGCCGTTCTCTGGTGTAAAATTAAATTACAGAGAAATTAATTCTAAAGAACAATTAATATTAGCTAAATCTAATGTTTTATTACCTTCTGGGGAAGAATTCGATTCAGAGTATTCTAGTATTTTAAAAAAAATAGTATCTAATTGTGTAGAAAACAAAGAAGATTTCTACAAGCTAAATTTGATTGATTATATTTTGTTTGTAACAAAATTACGAATAATAAGTTTGGGTAGTGAATTAGTTTTAAGTTTTGAAAACAAAGAAGGAGCAGAAGGAAGTAAAATAAATGTAAACTTAGAATTAAATGTTTTCATGAAACTTTTATATGATGCTGCCGTGGACGCACTTAAAGACAATGTGTTGGAGTTTAATGGTATTAAAGTAACATTGGGATGGCCCAATATTAATTCGGAATATTCGTTTTTTGAAAAAAAAGATATTAGCAACTTAGAACACATATTATCAAGTCTATGTGAATATGTAAAAACTATTACAATAAACAATTCAAAAGTTATAGACTTGGATGCATTCAACAGAAAGGAAAGAGTGGAAATATATGAAAAGCTTCCTATATCATTAAGAACTCAGATACAAATGAAAGTATTAAACTGCATAAAAGATTTATCAGAAAAAAATCTTTTTAATATAGCTAAAATGGATTACTTTACAATTAGTTTTTATAATAATAATTATTTGAACTTGGTTAGATTATTTTTTTCTGGTGACTTAAAAAACATATATCAAGAATATTATGTTTTGGCATCCAGAAATATAAATCCTAATTTCGTTAATGGATTATCAATTTCAGATAGAAGAGTTTTTTGTTCCTTTATAGAAGAAGAGGTAAAAAACCAAAAAGAAGCATCGACTTCCATACCAATCAATAAAAACACGACAAGTTTACAGGATTTAATGGATGAATTTAAGACATAGGTGAGTAATTATGGATATGGACGAAAATACAGAAAGTAATACATTTTTAAATTTTAACGAGGCTCTTAGTGTAATTGACACTATTTCTAGTGAATCTTTCGTCACAGAAGCATGGGTTCCTTCTTTAAATCGTAATGTAAAAATAAAGGAAATAAATGCTAAACAACAGAAAACAATGATAGAATCTGCAATTGATTCGAGTGTAGCAAAATCCACATTTTTAAAGACTTTCCATGATATTGTATCTTCAAATTGCTTAGAAGAAAAAAGTGTAATAGATTCTTTTACAATAGTAGATAAGAACTCTATAGCATTTTCGATGAGATCTCAAATATCAGATACTCTTAAGGTTATGTTTCAAGAAGAACCTTTAGTGGAGAATGTAATAGATCTAAAAGACATCTTAAATAAGTTTTCTGAATACAAACATCCAAGCAACGAAACAATAAACTTTTCAAAGAATTCAATTAATATTGATGTAGAGATATCACTACCTACTTTCTCAGAAGAAGTTAAGTTTAATTCCCATGTATATGGAAAGAAAGTAAAAGACGATCAAGTGGAAGAAATAAAGTCTATAATAACAAATGCATTTTTAGGAGAAACCGCAAAGTATATTAATGAAATAACAATTGATGGTAAGGAATTAAACTATAAAAAGCTATCTATAGCACAGAAATTACAATTTGTGGAAAAATTACCAGCAGCTTTGGTTCAAAAGGTATTGGAAAATATTGTTAAATGGAAGACAGAAATAGATAAGATTTCAACCGTTTCGTTTGAAAATCTAACTAAAGTCATAGAAGTAGATAACTTATTGTTCCTAACTAATTGATTTATATCAATACATATAGATTAAGTATTCTATATGGCATTGTCTGAATTTGAAGAACAACTTCTAAAAAAATTAGATGTAGCGGGTCCTTTAAATCCGTCCGATTTGTTGAAAATCGTCTTCGGATTGAAGGAGCAACCGCCTGTTGATGACAAAATACAAGACCTAAGAAGTTCTATTTTAGAAAGTGCTAATACTATTTCTTCTGATATAAAAGAAGTATCTAAAGATAAGGAAAGTATTTTACATGATATACTTGGATTTCCGAAAGGGTCTGTTAATACTACACCTCTTACTGTTTTAAGACAAGAAACTTGGAATCAGATCGAAGAAGCCCAAAAGAAAATAAAAGAAACCGTTTCTTTTTCTAGTGAACAGATGCAACAGATGTTGGACATCAAAGCATCCGCAAAAGAAAAATATGAAGACATTAAAAAACATTTGGAAAGAAGCTATGTAATGGATTTTGCTGCTCCAGCACCTAAACCTACACCCCTAGAAGTGGTAGGTGAGGATTTAAAATATGCTCCTAAAAAGAAGGAAGCTACCCCAGAACAAGTTATAAAAATAGATCCAGAACTTACTAACTATTTGAAAGCTCTATTGCCTAAGTTTGATGGGGTTTTAGACTCTTTAGCACCAAAAAAAGAATTTAATATTGATATAGAAAAGTTTGGTGACAAGTTCGATGATATCATAAAAGCTACTGGAATAAAGAAAGATACTTTAGAAGAATTTTTTGAATTAGCAAAAGCCCAAAAACAAAAAGATTCCGATCCTTCTATTAAATTATATAATCCAGAAGAAAAACCTATTTCATTAAATGAAAAACAATTTTCTTCCATAGTTGGTCTTTTGAATCTAACAAAAGAAGAAGAAAATAAATTATTAGATCAAATTTTACAAACTCAAAAAGAGCAGTTAAAAGAACAAAAAGAAGCAAACCTTGGTCTTACTGGAATATTAGCTGGTCTCGGACTCGGAGCAACAGGATTAATAGGAGGTGCTGTTGCTGGATTGTTGGGATCTTTAGCATCATTGGGTGTTGTTATAGCTGGAATAATGGCTACATTTGCTGTTTTTGGTAAACCATTGGCACAGTTATCTGATAAATTTTTAGGAACTAACTTTCAACCATTAGTTAATAAAGTAAGAAAAGACACAAAGCTAGATACAGTAAGAGGTGAAAATATAGCTAAATATACTTTATTGGGTGCTTTGGGTGCTAAAAATGCTTTACAAACTATTCCTAGAACTTTTACAAAAATAGGTAAAAGAGGATTAGTAAGAGAAGGTTTAAAATATTCAAAGGCTTCTGCTGCTAATAGAGGAGCAGTAGTAAATACTGGAAAAACAATAATAGATAGAGTAAAAGCTATAAAAAGTGGAGCAAAAACAGCCGAAACAGCAACAACAGTGGTAAAGGGTGGTGGAATGTTATCAAAAGCTTTTGCATCATATTCAAAACTTTTTACTCCATTTATAACGGGATTAGGCAAAGGATTATTAAGAAAAATTCCTATAATTGGTGCTGTATTTGACCTTGGTATTGCATGGGATCAATTCAGTAAGGGGAATAATGCACAAGGAATAATAAGCTTATTATCTGCTGCTAGTAATTTACTATATTTACTTGGTCCAGAAATGTTTCCTATTGTATTAGGAATACAAGCTGGATTGGGTATTTTGAGTTGGTTTTTAGGAGATAGTAATACTGAAGGAGGAGAAGGTAATCAAGAAGCTCCTAAAGGAGAAACCAACAAAAAACCCGGAGGAGTTATGAATTCCTTAAAAGAATTTTTTGGTCCAAAAAGAACATTAAGACAACCAAAACCAGAAAATGAAAAAACACAATCAGAAGCTTCTGTAGCTAATAGTGATACTATCAAAGCAGCTAATCAAATAGCTCAACAAGAAATGGAGGATGTTACAGTAATAGAGGCAGACGGAACTACACGCACAGAAAAAAGACCAAAGTTAACCGATCTTGAGGGTAAAGAAGTTAAAAGATATTCATTAAGTCCAATACCATCGACAACTCCACCACCCGCAGGACCTACATTAAAAGAAATTTCTCCAGTAGTTGCTC